CTGCTCTAATTCAATGTTTAGTAAGTTTGCATCCAATCTTTCGGCTATTCGTTCTTCAGCCATTTCCATAGTAATGTATAGGACGTTTTTGCCTTGAGCTAGACAGCTCGAAGCCATATGACACATGAAAAGGGATTTACCAACACCAGTACCGGCTAACGCTATGTTAAGTGTTTTATTTGGTAAACCACCTTTAGTGATTTTATTAAAAATATCTAAATCAAAAGGTATTCGTGTTTCTCGCCTATGATAAAAATCAAAACGTGAATCGGAGTCTTTGATATAATCATGGCCAACAGACTCATCAAAACAAACGCCCAGTGCCTCATGTAGGAGAGATGGTATGGCATCTTTTGTATGCTTTTTGTCGTTACCATCTAAAATACTAATAGATGTTACAATAGCATTATATACCGCCTTGTCTTTACAAAACTTCTCCGTTTCTTCCACTAACCATTCTTGATTGGTATTTTCTACTAAATGTAATTTTTTAATTAAATCTGAAGTGTCTTTAAACTGACTTTCGATAAGGTTTGAATTTTGAAGCGAGACCTCCAAAGCTTCTATAGTTGGATTTTTGTTAAATTTTTTTACAAAGCTATCAACTAACTGAAATACAATTTTATCACTATTGTCTGTAAAATACTCTTCCTTTAAAAAAGGAATAACTTTCCTAGTAAAATTTTCATCATGTACTAGATTGCGCAGTATTGTTAGTTCTATTCTGTTCATCTTCTAAAGTGTCAAACGCTTCCGTTAATATATCGTTAACAATAGTTTCAAAAAGAAGTTTAAAATTTTCACCAGTTATTTCTTCATCTGAAATAGATGTTGGTTTGTTTATAACGTGGTAATCGATCACCATTTCAGAATCCTCGGAAGGCAGATCTAATTTTTTAATTTGTACAACCGTATTAGTAAAGTCTCCGCTAATAATTTCAAATCCCCAATCCTCACTTCCAACAAACCAAGGTCTATACAATTCGTTCCTAAGCATTTTCATATTCCTCGCTTATATCTTCATCAGAAAAATCTTCTGTCATAAGACCGGAACCAGCTGCTTTAAACTTATCTTCGACAAATTTTTGAAACTCTTTTTTAGCTAAGATGGGTAACCAAAACTCTTTAGTGTTGGTTTCTTTTAATCTTACTTTTTCATCCTCTCCAGCTCTAGAATACCAGCCATTAGAAGGTTTAGTAACAAACCCTCCATCCAAAGCTACATCCAAGAGACCAGACCATTTACTAATACCACCATCATAAGAAACTTCAATAGCTATCTTTGATTTTTCCCTTACCTGTCTTGACTTTTCTACATTGATGATGAAGTTATATCCAGTTATCTCTGTACCGTCTTTTTCTTGCTGGCGACCTATGATGTAAATGTTATCAGCTGAATAATAAACGCCAGTACCACCACTAACAATGTCTTTAGGAAACATACCAATTTCCTTGTAAGTATGATTTACCACAATCATTGGAATGTTCTTAAGTGTTAGGTGAGGTGTAACCATTCGGAAGAAGGATTTGAGCTGTTTTGCTCTAGACATATCAGCTACACTTTTGCCATCTAAAGCATCCTCCACTTCTTTTTTAGAAGCTAAGTTACCAACAGAATCGACAATAATGATAATATGATCCCCACGTTCAATATTACTAAGCTGGGCCATAGCATCGTGTTTAAGTTGTTCAATGTCGGTAATTGGTGTGTGAAGAACTTTGTCCGTTCTAATACCAAAAGAATTAAAATAAGATTGAGGACTACCAAACTCAGAATCATAAAATAGGACAACAGCATCTTCGTACTTCTCCAAATAAGATTTAGCTAACAAAAGAGCAAAAGCAGTTTTAAAATGTTTGGAAGGACCTGCAAATACAGTCAGGCCCGGTGTCAGACCTCCATTTAATTTACCAGATAGGGCAACATTAATCATTGGCACCGATGTTTGAATTGTATCCTTAGCATTAAAAAATTTAGAATCGGAAAGAATATCCGAGTCTTTAATAGTTGAATTACGTTTTAACTTCTCAATTAAATTTGACATATGCTCCTCACTTACACCACGATTCTTTTTTATCTCCATAATACTCTCTTGCTAAACCAGCCTTAATTAAGGAATCCCTTAAGCTAACTCCATCAAGTACGAGATCACCGAGAACACGACCTCCAAACTTATCCCACTCCCTAATTATAATCTCTTTTTTCGTAGAAGACGACACTAACTTTTTAGTAAGTTCTGTAGCTTGAGCACCCATTTTAGCTTCGCTTTCACATAGAGCTCTAGGTGCCTTTTCGGGAGTATCAACACCATAAACTCTTAGTCGAAGTGTAGGTTTTAAAGGAGCAGGCAGGAACTTAGCTTCAAATTCAACCGTATCGCCATCAACCACTCTTGTAATTGTGTATTCGTATTTTTGAGTATAGGAAACTTTCTTATGTTCATGGCTATGAGCATAAGAAACACTAGAAAAACTTAACAGAAAAACAGCAATAAATTTTTTCATTCGAATAATCCTTCTAAGGTTGCTTGTTCTTTTATTTTCCAACCAACACTATTCAGTAAAGAGTTAAGTGGATCGAGAAAGGCCTTCTCGAACATCATATCATAATCAATATAATTTTCAATATTAAATTCAGGAGGTATCATATGTGTAAAGGTTATTACATTTGTGCCGAGTGGATTGGGTTCGCGGAGATATAAAAACTTTATTTTATCCCCCTCCAATATATATTGATATTTTTTATCTAAGCTTTTTTGCTGAACCAAATAATTATAAACTAAAGCACCGCGCACATGTATTGGTGTACCTTTTTTGTAGATACTATTTTCATCACGGTACTGACTCACACCATTAACTGTTCTGGGAAATGCAATTTCTCTGTAATCCATTTTAGACCATCTATTTTCCAATTCACCAACAAACCTTTTTAACGTTTCTTCAGACTCTCTTAATACTATCCCAACCGAATCTTTTAAGGCACTTCGTACAGAGGCCGGAGTGGAGGATCGAACAATCTCCATGCCTTGTACCTTCAATTTTGGAGGATTGTAAACTACGCCCTCAGAATCATACACATTAAGAGCATAACGTTTTTTAGCTAACCAAATGCCACCATCAGCAATAACCTCTCGCTTAAAACTAATCTTTTTTTGATATACATTTAAATAATCAAAAATTTCTTTACAAGCAGAATCAATCTCCACACTAATAATTTCTTCACAAGCCTTATTAATCAAATCGACCTTTTCGAGCGTTTGTTTTTCTTTAAAGTATTTTTCCACTAAATTACCCAACGTTAGGTATGTGGAATCAGTGTCTGAATAGAAGGAATAATCAATATCCTTTGTGCCGCATTCTTTGTTAAGATAATCGTTTATTTTTTTAGCTACACTCCGTATAACGTATTGACCGGTCATTGTGATACCTTCAGCTAACCGGATATCATAAAATCTAAAATACACATTACCACATGCACCATAAAGGGAATTCATTAAAATCTTTGCTGCCATCTGCTTTGAATTTAAGGCTGTAACTGTTTTAAGATATTTTTCATCCTTAGTTTCGGAGTATAGCTTTTCAAAGTCAAGCATTTGCTTTTTTACTTTTTGTCTTATTCCAAAGTAATGCTCAATTAGCTTGGGTAGAATTCCTTTAGAATTCTTTTTAAAGCATTGACCATTAGCAACCATTGTATAATTTTTGTCTTTCAGATTTTCTGTATTAAATTCCCTATTGAGCAATTTTAAAATTGATTTCTCATCATCAGCCAGATACTTTTCACCATCGACCAATGTTTCTGGTGACATATTGAAAGACATCATAATTGAAGGGTATAGAGACGTTGCATCAAAAGAAACTACCCAATCATATTTTCCTGGCTTAGGCTCTTTTACAAACGCACCCATAATCTGTCTATCCATAGAAGGATCGAGAGGATCCGGATTATGAACGATAATGTTTTCTTTTATCAAGGCATTGTAAATAATACAATCCCAAGTTCTAACGGATGAGTATATGTCCATAAAATTACATTTAGCGTCATAAGCCATAGTTAGAATTAGGTTAATTAAATTCATTTTATCTTCTAACTGATCAACCAGCTCCACGTCTGTAATATTATACTCTACAAATAGCTTCCAGTCCTTTGTGTAGAAATCCTTAAATGAAGAGTAATTGTGCTTAATTTTTTGCCTACCCAACTCTTCTTTAGAAATGTAGTCAAGAGAATATGATTCTTGAACCTTAAAGGAAAACTTTTTATAAAGGTCCATATAATCTAACACAGAAATACCCATCCAGTTATACGCCAACTGTGTTCTACCTTTAGCATAGGGAACTTCGAATTGCGTAATTTGACGATGTGGTGAACATTCATCTAAAGCCTTCTCACCAAGTACTTTAATAATTCTTGTGGAGAGATATGCAATGTCAAAAAGCTGACAATTCCAGCCTGTTATAACATCAGGATAATCTTCTTTTATTGCATCTATAAATTTTCTTAAAAGCTCAAACTCGTCCTTGCATTGAATATATGTTACTCCAACCTTTTCTACTAAATAAGGTTTGCAACCAAAAGATATAATCTCTTTTGTATTGAAATCCTGCATTGTTATTAGAAGCACTTCCTCTTGAGCAGTTCTTGGATCGGGAAATCCAAATTCCGTAGATGTTTCAATGTCGACAGTTACTATCTTCATAACTGACATATCGTATTCAATGGGATTTGGAAAAAGCTTAGATATGAACTGATAATTAAAGTTCATATTTCCATAAATTGGGAAATTACTAACCTCTTTGTATTTTTTTACAAAGTCCTTAGCCTCTGTAATAGAATTAAACTTTTTACGCTCGAGATTCTCGCCTCTTAGCGATTTATATGGAGAGGGTTTGCCTGTCCTTAAATAAAAAGCTGGCTGAAAAGGGATTTTTTGATTGATTCGCTTGCCGTTTTTGAACCCTCTGAAATAAATATAATTACCACGGCAGTGAACATTAGTATAGAAAAGCATCTAGCTATTATATGACAAATATCATGTTTTATCAACATTTTAAATTAAAAGCATGAAAAAAATATTTATAGCACCATTAATTTTATTGCTTGTAGGTTGTGATCAATACTACAGGTATCCATGTCAGAATCCAGATAACTGGAATGAACCACGATGTAAAAAACCTTTGTGTGAAGTAAACAGGGATTGTCCAGAATTAATTCTAGAGAAACATCCAGTTACTTCTCAAGCTGTGGAGACAAAAACTTTAAAAAGTAGTTCGGAGTGTCCAAGATGATATCACAAGAAAAACAGGAAAAACAGGAAAAAAAAGAAAAGCAAAATAACCGGTATAGTTCAGAGGAATTAATGGTAAGGCTTAAGGTGTTTATTGGTGCTTGCTTAGCCCTCACTCTAATTGGTATTGTCTTTGTTGTTCTTTATAGCATTATATTTGTTACCCAACCCTTGGATGCGATAAGCCCGGTTGATTCCAAATTTTTTGAATTAATTATTCCAGTAGCCACGTTTCTGTGCGGTACATTGAGTGGTATAATGTTAGCTGGTACTGGTCAGCAAGCAGCATTGGAAGGTGCTGAAGCTGCTAGAAGAAATGAACAGGAAAAAAATCTTGATTAAAAAATTACTAATATGTTTAATGTTTTTACCCAGTATAGCTTTAGCGCAAATCAAAGAAAAAGTTTTATACGAGTTGTTTTGTATAGATGTAAGTGTTCTCGAAGCAACATTAGAAGAATTTAAGGAATTTCCTTTTGTAAGGGGTAATAGCAAAAGA